TGATTTACTTTTGCCATTATCTTCTACCTCCTGCTTGTATGTCTGCTCTAAAAGTTCCAAAACGCCATGTTTGTCCTGTTCCTGTATTTGCTATTTTAAAAGATGCAGCTCTTCCTCTTGATCTACAAAATACTTGTGTGGTGCTTGTTGTAACAGTAAAAGGACCTGTAATTAATGGTCCACTTGTAGAAGATGTCCTAGCATCTGATGGAAAATCTCTTAAAAAAATAGTCACTTCTGCATCTCCTGTTTGATTTTTAAAATCTGGTATAAATCTAGATATTCTCATCATGTATTCTCCACTACCCTCTCTGTCAATATCAAAATCACCAGATTCTATTTGTGCTGGTATGGCTGTAGTTCCTGCAGTATTAACTTGATCAGTTCCAACTTCA